CAGCTGGTCATGGATGTGGGCAGAATGGATGAAACACAGCTGGCAGAAAACGAAGATGTGGTACGGACAGCAATGCTCTACACGGTTTCTTATCTCTATGAAAACCGCAATACTGCAGACTTTTCCAAGCTGACGTTAACGCTTCGTGCCATGCTGTTTGCACAGCGAGAGGATGTGATTTGATGGAAATCGGAACTTTGAATCAGCGAATTACCTTTCTGGAAAATCGTGTTGTTACCGATGAAATCGGCAATCACACCGCTGTGTGGGACGAAGTTTTTTCCTGCTGGGCAAAAGTGACTTTGAAAGCTTCTTCGGAGCATACGGACGCTGGTGTGACCACAGAGACACAAACACTGGAATTCCTCATTCGGCAAAGTCGAAACTGGATGCCGTCTGTAACAGGCAACCGAATCTTGTTTCGGGATGTCACATACAACATCACCAGTGTTACACCGGATTATCTGCACAAGGACTATCTGAAACTTACTGCAGAAGCCAGAAAGACAGGACAAAATGACCAGTATTGACAATCTTGCAGCGGAAATCATGCAGGGCTTGCAGGAATATGCAGACCTTGCGGATACTGCCATGAAAAAGGCTGTCCGGAAAACTGCCACGCAAGTGAAAAACGAGATCTCCGCCAATGCTCCGAAGGACACCGGAAAATATGCAAAAAGCTGGGCAACGAAAAAGACTGGTGAAAACAGTCACACTTTGGAGATGACTGTCCACAGTAAGAATCGTTACCAACTGGCACACCTTTTGGAAAAGGGACACGCTAAGCGTGGCGGTGGACGTGTATCTGGCAAACCGCATATTTCTCCTGCGGAAGAAAACGGTGTGCAGTTGCTGGAGCATTTGATTGAGGGGGCGTTGTCATGACCTACGAACAGATCGCAGAAATGATGGAGGAAATGGGACTGCCTTTCGCCTACCATCATTTTGCCGAGGGCGAGAGTCCTGCACCGCCTTTTCTCATTTTTCTTTCACCTGGAGAGAATACATTTTCTGCGGATAATTCCATGTATTTCAGTTTTAAGATGCTGGATATTGAACTTTACACAGACGTTAAGAATCCTGAACTGGAAAATCAGATTGAAGAGGTTCTGAAACGTCATGAGATCTACTACACAAAATCAGAAGTCTGGATAGAGTCAGAAAGGCTCTATGAAGTGCTTTACGAAACGGAGGTTTAAGTCCTATGGCAAACAAAAAGAACAAGGTCAAATTTGGTTTGACCAATGTACATTACGCTAAAATCAAGGACTGGGTAACCGATGCCAGCGGAGCCAATTTGACGCCGGTCTATGTGGATCCGGTGCGTCTGCCGGGTGCAGTTTCCATTTCCATTGATGCAAACGGCGAAAACGAAAATTTTTATGCCGACGACATCGTATACTATGTGATTTCCAACAATTCCGGCTATGAAGGTGATTTGGAAATTGCCCTGATTCCCACAGATTTTTCCACGGATATTCTGGGAGAAATCCTGGACAGCAACGGCGTTCTGGTGGAACGAAATGATGATGAAGTATCGCAGTTTGCATTGCTGTTTGAATTCACTGGAGATAAGCGAAAAATTCGTCATGTTCTCTATTGCTGTTCCGCCTCCCGTCCGGCAACAGAGGGACAGACTACCGAGGACAGCAAGGAAGTAAAGACTGAAACTATCTCCATCAAGGCTTCAGCACTGCCCAACGGTCTGGTAAAGGCAAAGACTTGTGAATCCACAGATGCTTCTACTTATGATGGCTGGTACAAGAACGTATACACACCGGCAGCCGGAACGACTTCCAAGACCACTGTAAAAGCGTAAGGAGGTGGCAGTATGGCAATTCAGAAGAACATCACCATTGATGGTATTGATGTGCCGTTCAAGGCAAGTGCAGCAGTTCCCAGACTGTATCGCTTGAAATTTCGCAGAGATATTTATCAGGACTTTGCAGCACTGCAAAAGTCTGT